ATCTAAATCATGGTGCGGCACGTTCCCGATTAGCGTGCGTTATCGCTTCTTTTCTCTGGCTTGTCCAGTCATTGAAACAGCCGAGTTTTGTCCTCCTTTGACCGAGGAGACCATGAAATTTAGATTGAGATATGTTGTCGAGGATACGGACCGTCACGGAAATGTGCGGCTCTACCCGAGACAATCCCTTGATGTGCGTGATCAGCACTCAGGCGGCCAGTGACAATGCCGCCCTTTCAACATTGATAGACTACGGGGTGAAAGTGAATTCCGGCGAGGTGATTGACGACAGTTTTCATTTGACCCTCTACGCCGCCAGCACCGATGATGACCCGTGGTGCGAAGAAACATGGAAAAAGGCCAACCCCGCTCTGGGCGATTTCCGTTCCCTTGAGGATGTGCGCCGCCAAGCAGCGCAAGCCCAACGGATGCCCTCGGCAGAGCAGGGGTTTAGAAACCTTATCTTAAATCAGCGCGTCGATGCCCATGTGCGTTTTCTGGCCAAGCGTGAGTGGGATAATTGCGATGCGCCGGTTAGCGTTTCATCGCTGGATGGGCGGCCATGCTGGGCAGGGCTGGACCTTTCGCAGTCGCGCGACCTCACGGCCTTTGTTCTGGTATTTCCTGACGATGAGGGTGGCTATGATATACTGGCTCGCTTCTTTTTGCCGGAAAAAGGCATCACTGAAAAATCAGACTTGGATCGGGTGCCATATGACATTTGGGCCCGCCAGGGTTTTCTCACCCTGATCCCCGGTGCCACTGTCGATCCGTCATTTGTGGCCGAGGCGATGGCTGACGCCTGCGCCCAGTATGACGTTCAGCGGGTTGCATATGACCGATGGCGCATCGAAGATTTGCGCCGGGAATTGGCGAGAATGAACGTCGAGCCACCTTTGGAACCATTCGGGCAAGGCTTCAAGGATATGGCACCAGCTGTTGATAAGCTGGAACGCCTTGTAGCCGAGGGGCGCCTGCGCCATGCGGCCAACCCCGTCCTGACGTACTGCGCTGCCAATGCGGTGATAGAGCAGGACCCGGCGGGCAATCGCAAGCTGGCGAAGAATAAGAGCAGTGGCCGAATTGATGGCCTTGTCGCTCTGGCGATGGCCTTGGGCGGCATGGACCGGGAAACGGTGCCCGAGGTGCCAGCCTGCCTTGAAGAATTTCTTTGAACCCCAACTAACACGAAAGAAACCAGAAATGAAAAGTAATCAATGCCCATCCAATAGGCAGATGCAAGAGGCAGATCGCGCCAACGCGATAGATGAGGCAGTGAACGACTGCGCTTGTATCGCAAGGTTGATTTCCAATGAATTGGCCCGCGATATTTGGAACGTGCAAGATCAGGAATTAGAGGCGCTGCATTATTTGTCGCGAAAACTGGCGGGACAGATTGAGGAATTGAAAGCGTGCATAGCCAGTTAGGAAAAATCATGTGGCGGCAAAAACTTCGAAACCGAAGGCGACGGAGGTAAACTGAAACGCGCACAAAAACGTGCATGATGTTGATTTTGCAGCGAAAAATGCGCCCTAATGCGCCATCTTGAGAATTTACTAATAGGCGCTGTGCTATACATAAAAGAGAGTGAGAAATCTTTTTCCAAGCGACGCTTAGAACCAAAATGGGGACCTCATGGAAAAGCTACTGACCGAAAAATCCTGCACGCTTTCAGGGGCCGCAGATGCCATTGGGCGAACCACCGAAACCCTGCGCGGCTGGCTGGGCCGTGGCGGCGCTGGTTACATATTCACCAGCAATAAGGGTGGCTGGCGGCGTTTCTTTAGTGCCGACATTGCCTTGATGGCCTTGGCTGCGCCGATGATTGAATTCGGAATGAAACCTGAATTTGCGTTCAAGTTGGCCCGTGATCTTATCCAAGAAAAGATCACCTTCGCCAAAGTTAACGGGACTACCGAAAAGCACTTGGCCGCTGCATTTGCCGCCGAGCGTGCCATTATTCGCCATGACGTGGATCGCTGGCGGGCTGTGCTGGTATCTGACAGGCACGGCCTGCCAGGCGGCCCGGCACTTGTCCTGAACCCATGTGATCTGATCCTGAAAGCATTTTGGCGCATGTCAGGTAATCTCGTTTGACCGAATACCGCTGGGGGAGGTTGCCAGAGGTGCCGCGACAGCACCTTAACCGCCCCGAGGCCCCAGCGGGTTTTCCGTTTACCTCGGGGCGGATGCCGCACCCTTCCCGCCGTGATGGCGGTATTTTCCCAGCGCCAGACGTGTCTGGACCGATGGACCCACCAACCCGCCGCGATGGCGATATTTTCCTTGAAATGGAGACCCAAATGACACCCCAAGAGTTTAAAGAGGCCCGCGCCTCGAAAATTTCTGAAATGCAACAAATCAATGGCTCTGCCACCACAGCAAACCGCGATTTGACCACCGAGGAGCGGCAACGTTTTGATGTTCTGGATGGCGAGGTTCGCAGCCTCAATACCCGCCTGGCTGATGCCGAGCGTGTGGCTGAATATGAGCGCCTTGAAGAACGCGCCGAAGCCGTTTCCGGTGATACCTTTCGCCGGGGTGATCTTTCGGAATATTCGCTGGCCAAGGCGCTGGTGGAAAGCCGCGCTGGCACGTTGACAGGTATTGAGGCCGAGGCGCACCAAGAGCTTGCCAAGGATCGCGCCGAGGTTCGGGGTGTGATGGTGCCAACCGAGGTTATTCTGGGGGGTGAAACCCGCGCCCTACTGACCAGCGGCAGCGCCGGTAACATGGTGGCCACCAATCTTGCCGCCATGACAGATCGCCGCCGCCCCGCCCTCAAGGTTGAGGGCATGGGGGCCACGATCCTGCGCGGCCTTTCCGGCACTATCGACCTGCCGCGCCTTGAAGGCTCTGGCACTGCCGGGTGGGTTTCGGAGAACAGCGCCGCCACGCGTAGCGATGCGAACTTTTCCAAGAAATCAATGGGGCCGAAAACCGTTACGGCGGAATATGAGGTTTCCCGGCGGATGTTGCTGCAATCCAATCAGGCGCTGGAGCCCATTTTGCGGGCCGATCTGGGCTATCTGCTGGCTCAGGCGTTGGACAGTGCGGCGATTAATGGGGCGGGCATTGATGATCCGCTGGGTATTCTGACTGATGCAAATGTGCAGAGCGTGCCCGGTGGCGCGTTTTCCAGTGACCTCACAGCCGATCTGATCAGCGCGTTGGAAACTGACGATGTGACCGGCACCGCAGCATTCCTGACAAACCCGGCGGTATTGAGCGCCGCACGGAAAACTAAGGATGCAGACGGGCATGTAATCCCAATGGCGGAACTGTTTCACAGTCAGCGGGTTGAGACATCTACCCAAGTGCCGGGTGATATTGGCGTTGGGAATGACAAAAATGCGCTGATTTATGGCGAGTGGGCTAGCCTTTATGTGGGCTATTGGTCGGGCGTCGATCTGCTTCTGAACCCATACCACACGGATGTGGCGAGCAAGGGTGGCGCACTATTGCACGCATTCCTTGACGCGGATGTTGTGGTGCGGCACCCTGAGGCCTTCCGTTTTATGGAAATCGACTGATGGTGTTGGTGTCGCTCCTAGACGTGAAAGATCACCTCTCGGTTGCATTTGAGGATCAGGGTAATGATACCCTGATCCAAGGTATGATTGACGCGGCCGCAGACCATTTGCAATCCATTGATGTGGACGTGTCTGCTGACCCACTTCCGCCAGCACTCCACCACGCAATCCTGATGCTAGTCGGGCACTATTATGAAAACCGGGAAGCGACCTCAGACACGGGGGTGCACGTTGTGCCTCTCGGCGTTGCGCGGCTGGTCGCCCCATACCGGAGTATCAACCTATGACGATTGAAAAGCGTTTTCATCCGGCTGAACTGCGGGCCAAGGGGCGAAAATTGGAAGGGTATGCTGCCTTGTTTGGGGCGTCCGCATCAATTGGCGGCGGCCTGATCGAAACCATCGCGCCCGGTGCATTTGTAGATAGCTTGGCCACCCGCCAAGATATTTTGGCATTAGTTGATCATGACCCCACCCGCGTGCTTGCCCGTACCAGATCGGGCAGTTTGCGACTGTCCGAGGACAGTCAAGGCCTAGCCTTTGACCTTGATTTACCCGACACCCAGGCCGCCCGTGACGTGCTGGCCTTGGCGGAGCGGGGCGATCTGGGCGGCATGTCATTCGGTTTCACTGCAACGCGCGATGAGGTGCGCGGGAATATCCGCACGCTGCAAACGGTGGAGTTATTCGAGATTTCCATTGTGGCAGCTTGGCCAGCTTATGAAGGCACCACAGTGCAAGCCCGCGCTGTCGGCATTAACTTCCCACACCGCACCGCTGCGGCGCGCGCCCTGCAAATCATGGAGTTGTGTCAATGAACTTCCTCAAACGCCTTGTAGGGGCAGAAACCCGTGCCACAGTCGCCACGTCAGACCCTTCGCTTGCCGAATTTCTGGGCCAGCGCACCGGTGTTTCTGGATATGTGGACAACACCCAGGCATCCGGTCTTGCCGTGGCTCAAGCCTGCATTACCGTTATCAGTCAGAATTTGGCGGCTATGCCGTTGAACGTGTTTCAACGAGGCGAGAAAGGTGGCCACCAGCGCACGTTGACTCACCCGCTGCATCAAGTCCTACATGATCAATTCAATTCCAACCTGACCGCCTTTGAGGGGCGGGAAATGCTGATCGCCGCATTGCTGACCAGCGGAAATGCCTTCGCACGAATTGAAACAAACGGCAGCGGAGCGATCACGGCGCTTTACCCCCTGGCATCTGCAAATGTGACAGTTGAGTGTTTGGTGAATGGTCGGCTGCGTTACCGGGTGTCAAACCTTGCCGGTGGCAATTCAGTGCTGACGCAAGATGAGGTGCTGCATTTAAGGTATCGGCTTGCCCAAGATGGGCTGTTGGGGATATCCCCGATACAGCTGGCGCGGGAAAGTTTCGCTCTGGCGCTGACCCAGCAAGAGCAAGCCCACAAGCAAGCCGCCAAGGCGTTTCGCACTGAGGGTGCCCTTGTGTTTCCCCAGCCCATCCCTGGCGATAAGAAAAACGAGGCGCTGGACAAGCTGGCAACTCGTCTGGAAAGCCAAGCCACCACATCGGGCATCATTGTGCTGGACGGTGGCGCAGAATGGCATAGCCAATCCCTATCGTCCAAGGATGCGGAATTTTTGGAAAGCCGCAAATTGTCCAATTTGGATGTGGCGCGGGTGTTCAATGTGCCACCCACTGCGATCGGCATTGTGGATAATGCGACATACAGCAATGTTGAGGGCGAAACCCGCGCTTTGGTAACGCGATGCTTGGCACCGATGGCACGGCGGCTAGAGCAGGCCATGAACGCCGCGCTGCTAACAGCTGAGGGGCGGCGGGGGCATTTCATTGAGCATGATATGGGAGCGTTGCTGCGCGGCGATCTGGGCGCACGGTATGACGCCTATCGCGTTGGTCGCGAGGCCGGTTTTCTGTCAGTAAATGAAATCCGAAAAATGGAAAACCTGCCACCGGTGCCCGGCGGCGAAGTGCATATTCAACCGCTTAATTTCACAACATTGGGCAATCCAGAACAAAAAGAAGGTGTATAGCATGGCCTACCCGCGTGCGACCGTCAGGCAATCAGACCTGACAAGGTACCTCAAGGCAGCTCAAGCCGCGGGATACGACCGCCCGCGCGTCGTGATCCGGCCAGATGGCACAGTAGTGATCGAAGTGACCGAGGACGCCAGCGCTCCGGAAAACCCCTGTGATGTGCTGCTGAAATGATCAAGCGACGCAATCCATTCCCCGGCGTGACGCGCACAGTAGACCGTCACGGCAAGGTGCGCTGGCGCTACAGGCGCAAGGGGTTTTCTTGCTATTTGCCCGGTGAATACGCCTCGGTCGAATTTCGCTCCGCCTATGAGCAGGCAGTGGCAGGGGCAAAGGCACCGGTGAGTAGCGCACCGAAAGCAGGAACATTGCATTGGCTTGTTGAGCAATACTTGCGATCCTCTAAATACCGAGATCGTTCCGAGATTTCGCGCAAGGTATTGCGCAAAGAACTGGACTGGCTGCTGGATAACGCGGCCCAGCTGCCTTTTACCCGGCTGGAAATCAAGCATATTGAGGCTCTTATGGACCGCAAAGCGGGGCCATCAGCGGCAAACAAGGTACGCAAAAATTTGTCGCTGTTGCTGAATTTTGCAATCCGGCGCGGCTATGGGATAACGTTTAACCCGGCGCGCTATGCCGAACCACGCAAGGAAAACCCAGACGGCTTTCATGTGTGGAGTGAAGCAGAAATTGCGAAATTCAAGGCGCGGCACCCCAGCGGTTCAAAGGCCCGCTTGGCTTTGGCCTTGTTCCTCTCCACCGGCGCATCTCGTCAGGATGTAGCCGAAATGGGGTGGGGCAATATTGACGGCGACCGCATCAGTTATCAGCGAGGCAAGACCGGCGTTGTCGCCAACTTACCCATTCTGCCCGAACTGGCGGAGGAATTGCGTAATTTGCCGGAAGGTCAGCCGCTGTTTCTGGCGCATAGTGAGGGGCAGCCGTACAAGCCGGAAACTTTGGGCAACTGGTTTCGCGTGCAGTGCAATGCTGCGGGGGTGCCAGGCAGTGCCCATGGGCTGCGCAAGGCTGGCGCGACCCGCTTAGCCAATGCAGGCGGCACACCAGATGAAATCCGCGCCTTTCTGGCGCACAAAACCAACAAAGAGGGACAGACATACACCAAGAAGGCAGACCGGGCGCGACTGGCAGATAGCGGCCTTGCCAAGCTGGGCAGCCTAAACCATAGTGAAATTTGTCCAACCCCTGAAAACAGGTTGGGCAAGAAAGAGGAAAGAGCCAATGAAAACAGTCAGAAAGCTGGTTTTGTGGCAGCCCGTAGGGGAATCGAACCCCTCTTTCCAGGTTGAAAACCTGGCGTCCTAACCGATAGACGAACGGGCCACAGCAGTGAGCGGTTCTTTAGGCA